TGTCCAAGGCGGCTCAAGCCTATGAAGATGCCATGAAAAAGTTCCCGACGATCAAGCTGGTCATTGGCCAGTTGTTCTTTAGAACACCGATCCGGGTCTTTGAGGAGGGCATTCGCCTGACTCCTGGCCTACAGTTCGTGGCTCCTAACTTCATGAAGGATCTTGCAGGTGCAAATGGTGCCTTGCGTCAGGTTCGTGCCCAGGCTGAGGCGATGACCTCGCTGGTGATCGCGTCCGGTGTCCTCTCTCTGTATGCCCAAGGGCGTATCCAGGGCGATGGCGCCTACGAGGATTACAAGCAGCAGAAGACCCGTGTGGATGGCCCTTTGCCGGAACCCTACACAATCAAGATGTCCGATGGCTCCACCTGGAACTACCGAGGGTTTGACCCCTTGGCCACCCCGGTGAAGATCATGGTCAACGCCCTGCAGAGAATGGATCAACTCCGTCTGCGGGAGGCTCAAGGAGAGTTCGTGGACAAGGAGGCCTACAAGCCCCTGTTGGCTGCGATCACCGTGGGTTCCATGTCGATCGCTTCGGCTATCCGGGATGCTTCCCTGGTGGAAGGTGCGGATAACTTCGCCAAGTTCGTCAAGACGGCCTTCAACCCTGAAGAGGGTGAGAGTGCCTTCATCAAGGCTCTGGGCGACAAGCTCTTCCTGCTGGTTCCCAACACGCTCCACAAGATCGCTAGGGACAATGACCCTCAGATGCGTGACCCTGTCACCTTCTGGCAGATGGTCGAGCAGAAGCTGCTGCGTCCTGTGGGTCTCGATGATCCCTCAAAGACGGCCTTTGCCTATGACGTGCTGGGTAACCCCCGCCAGATGGCTGACACAGGATCTCTGTGGAACGTCTTCTCGACCGCTTCGGTGGAGGAGAGGGCCAAGGGTATGAACGAGCAGTCCCAGTTTGTCTTGACCGAGATGGACCGACTGTCGCGTGTCACAGGTGTCACCTTCAAACCTCCGGTGAAAGCCAAGGAGATGGGTGATGCTGACATGCGGATGATCATGGCGGCTGACGGCAAGCGGACACTGTTCGATGTCTGGCAACAGAACTACAAGTCTCTGAAACCAGAGGATGTCCTGTACCCGATCCTGAAGGCTCCTCTCCCAGAAGGCACGTTCAAGTATCGTGCTGCCAAGGTGGAAGAAGCCCAGGCTGTCATTAACGATCTTCAGAGTGCTGCCATGGCAATGACTATGCAGCAGGAACAGAAGGTTGTGGATAAGTACATTTCACAAGAATTGCTCAAGGCTAAGTCCAAAGCTGGCCTGTTTGACACCCCTCGACCATATTAAGTTTATATCCCCTAGGGTAACACCTAGGGGTTTTTTGGAGATTCCCAAGTGGCGTATTCTTACGTTCGGTATTCCGGCAACGGCTCTACCACCAACTATACCTTTTCGTTCCCTGTTATTTCCACAGACCACATCAAGGTCCGTGTGAATGGCACCCTGGTGACCAACTGGTCGTTCCTGAGTTCCAGCACGATTCAGTTTGCTGCTGCCCCTGCCAATGCGGCTGTCATCGAGATCCGCCGTGAGACCCCTAAAGAGTCGTCCATCGTGAACTTCACTGATGGGTCCGTTTTGCTGGAGCGGGATCTCGACCTGCTGGCAACCTGGCAGTTGTATGTGGCTCAGGAGACCGAAGACGATCTTGAGGACACCATTCGGGTGGACTCGCAGGGCCGCTTCGATGCCCAGAACAAGCGCATCATCAACGTTGCCGATCCGGTCAATGCTCAGGATGCTGTGACCAAGACCTGGGCTGAGACGGGCATGTCCTCTCAGTTGGCTCAGGCTACGTCCCAGGCAACTGCGGCTGCAGGCTCCGCTACGGCTGCTGCTGGTTCTGCCACTTCGGCTGCAACTTCGGCCTCCACAGCCACCACTCAGGCGACCAGTGCGACCGCCTCGGCCACCAGTGCCACAGGCTCTGCCACAGCGGCTGCTGGTTCAGCTACGGCTGCGGCTAATTCTGCAACGGCTGCAAACACTTCGGCCACCAACGCCAACACCTCTGCAGTAGCTGCGGCATCTAGTGCCACTGCGGCTGCTGGGTCTGCCACCACGGCTACCACCCAGGCCAGCAACGCTGCTGCCTCGGCTGTCTCTGCGGCCAATTCTGCGGCTGCTGCTGCCACGGCACTTGACAACTTCGATGACCGCTACCTCGGCCAGAAGGCCAGCGACCCCTCGGTAGACAATGACGGCAACGCCCTGATCACTGGCGCTCTGTACTACAACACCGCTGACAGTGCCATGCGGGTCTACACGGGTACAGGCTGGATCAACGCCAGCTCGGCTCAGGTCGCCACCATGAAGACCTACGTCTATGTGGCTACGGCTGGACAGACAGTGTTCTCTGGTAATGATGTCAACGGTTCCTCCCTGACTTATGTGGCCCCATACTTGATTGTCTCACTGAACGGCCTTGAGTTGCGCCCTGTGGTGGACTATACGGCGACTTTCGGTTTGTCTTTGGTGCTAACTTCCGCTGCTACCGCTGGTGATGAACTCCAGATCCAGGCGTTTGCAGGCTTTAATGTTGCAAATATTCAGTCAGCTAACGTAAATTTCCAGCAAAGCGGGGCAGGTTCTACTGTTCGCAGCGTTGATTCAAAACTAAGAGAGATTGTTAGTGTCAAGGATTTTGGGGCTGTGGGCGATGGTGTTACCGACGATACTGCAGCCATTCAAGCAGCCATCAATCGTGGCGGAAAAATTTGTTTGATTGAAAACGCCACTCACAAGGTAAGTAGCGTCTTAAACCTGGACATTTCACTCGCGTCATTAATTGGTAGTGGTTCTGTAATTGATGGTTCGTCTAGCTCCACTGGTGTACTGAACGTATACTCCAGCGCAACTTACGGTTCACAGCGTCTTGAGCGAAACTGGACGCATTGGGTCGAAGGTGTGTCGTTTAAAGGGACCAAGACGACTGGATTTCAGTTGGTTACGGTTGGACATCTTACTTACGACAATAACTCTGAAATTACATTTCGTAACTGCTCGTTTCGTAGTGCTGGGAAACTGGTGCAGTTTATCAACAACGCTTGGCGTGTGAACTTTGATCATTGCGGCTTCGAGGCGGCGGAAGACAACTACCTACACTTTGACTCTAGCCCAAACGCCGCTGAGGTTATGCGGTTCTCGCACTGCTGGTTTGTGGACGGCAACACGTCCTACATTTTTCTCAGAGAAGGGCAGTGGTTCTTTGATCACTGCTCGTTCATTGGTGGCGGCACTGGGGGCCTTCAAGTTCTAGGTTCAGCCCATGTGGTACTACGCGGCTGCAATATCGAGTGTCAGCCGGCTGTGGCAAACCAGCGAGTCATTGAGGGCTATAACTCGTCGCACATCGTCGTTGACGGGTGCATCTTTGGAAACAACGGAGCATCAGCAAATCAAGCACCATTCTTGATCCAAGATGCCTGTTCTCTTAAGGTTATTAATTCAACGCTGCCTCTTTATGGGGATGATTTACGGGGGGAGACAGGCTCGGACTTGCGCCGAGCGATGGTGGCCGGTGGTTCTCCTTATGTGTCCTGTCAAAACAACTATGTTAAAGGTACGGGTATTGCCGGTCGAACCGATTGGGCCGTATTCTCCCATTTAAACAATCTCCTTAGGAATGGTGATGGAGAAGCGGCGAGCACAACTGGGTGGGTTGTTTCCCCGTATGGAACGGCCGGTTCAACCTTCACCAGTGTGACTACGGCACCAAAGACGGGCTCTCGACACTTCTTGGTGGACTGTGTCGCCAATGGTGGTATCGCTATCACGCAGACGATATCTGGTTCCTCTCACTATGTTGGGCGCACTGCTGTGTTTGGCATGTGGGCAAAAGCTATTGGAGGTTCTGGTGGCGTGGATTATCCTCAGATCAAATGTCTCGACGCATCTGGTTCTTTGATATCCTCATTCGCCATTACCGTAAACGCAACAGACACAGCTTACACATGGCTCGGAGGCTCCCTTGTTGTTCCGTCTGGAACCGACAAAATCCAATTTGAAATTGGTGGTCAACAGCAGGCCAGCGCACATCAAATTCATTATGACGACATTATTGTCAATGTCATCTAAGTAAGCTCCGCAGCTAGTGTGACCTCTTAAAATCAATGACTTGCAAGGCCCTGTGTCAGGAATGATGCAGGGTCTTTTTCAAAGGAATGTATGTCTAATGCAAGAAATATTGCCGTGGCTGGAACCTCAGCCCCCGGTGGTCTAGCGCCTGCTGGCGTTGTCCTGCCGTTTGCCGGATCGACGGCTCCCACAGGTTGGCTCCTGTGCTTTGGCCAGGCTGTCTCCAGGACCACCTTTGCCTCCCTCTTTGCTGCCCTAGGGACAACCTACGGTGCTGGTGATGGCTCCACTACATTTGCCCTGCCTGACCTCCGTGGTCGGGTAGGTGCAGGTAAGGATGACATGGGCGGCACTGCTGCCTCTCGGTTGACCTCAGGTGGCTCTGGTGTCGCTGGGGCTACTCTGGGTGCCTCTGGTGGTGCCCAGACCCACACGCTGACCAATGGCCAACTGCCAACCTCAGCCATTGGAACAGGCGGTTCTACAATCGCTCGTGGCTCCACCGTGTCTGACCTGCGGACTATTGGTAACAATGAAGCCCACAACAACACACAACCCACCATCATCCTGAACTACATCATCAAGACATAAGCCATGGAACTTGAACACCGCATCATCAAGCTGGAGCTGAAGGTGGATGATCACGCAGAGGAACTGAAGAAACTTCAGGACATCTCAGCGGATCTCCGCAAATCACTTGCAGGCATCGAGAAGACCCTGGCTCAGATCAAGTACCTTGCGATGGGTGCCGTGGCTGTCGTTGTCGCTCAGTCTGTTGGAATCGACAAAGCTATTAAATTATTCCTATGACCATGAACAAAGCTGACGAGAAGGCTCTTGGTAGCCTTCACGGTAAGCTGGCAGAGGTATTGAAAGATGCCCTGTCTCAGGACTTCACTGATCCTGAGACGGGGATCTCCATGCCCCCTGCAGCTATCCTCAACGTTGCCCGACAGTTTCTCAAGGACAACAAGATCGAGGCTGTAGCTGCTCAGGGTTCCCCTCTGGCTGACCTTGCCGATCTCCCTGTTTTCGAAGACGACACAGTCGTTCCTTTCCGTAAAACGAAATAACCCTATGCCCTATACCATCTATGGTCGGTCTGGTTGCCAGCCCTGCCAGCAAGCAAAGTCTCTCTTGGAATCCAAGGGAGAAGAGTTCACCTATGTTGATGTTATGGCTCTCCCCAAGGGAGAACTGAACGACTTCCTCAGCAAAGGCTTCAAGACAGTCCCCCAGATATTCTGGGAGGATACCCACCTCGGTGGTCTTGAGGAACTCAAAGCTCACCTCACATAACCCTAGAGGGCCTATAAGGCTCTCCAAGGCGTTTTCTTGGGTTACCTAACCTACCCCCTAGGTAATCCCGGAAAGTGTCTTCTAGCCCCCTTTAAATCAATATATGACCCCATCCAAACATCCAGCCCTGGCAGACTTCAGGGTATTCATGTTCCTCGTGTGGAAACACCTTGGTCTCCCTGAGCCTACTCCGGTTCAATACGACATTGCTCATTACCTACAGAACGGACCTAGACGATCCGTCATCGAGGCCTTTCGAGGGGTAGGCAAGTCCTGGATCACCTCAGCGTTTGTCTGCTGGTTGATCCTGAACAATCCCCAGCTCAAGATCCTGGTGGTGTCTGCCTCCAAGGAACGAGCTGATGCCTTCTCCACATTCGTCAAGAGGTTGATCAACGAGATCCCCATGCTGCAACACCTGAAGCCTCAGGATGGCCAGCGGGACTCTGTGATTGCCTTTGATGTGGGACCAGCTACTCCTGACCACAGTCCCTCGGTGAAATCCGTGGGTATCACTGGGCAGATCACTGGTTCCCGTGCAGACATCCTGATTGCTGATGACGTGGAGGTGCCCAACAACTCCTCCACCCAGATGATGCGAGACAAGCTCTCGGAGGCTGTCAAGGAATTCGATGCGATCTTGAAGCCTGGTGGACGTATCCTGTACCTCGGTACCCCTCAGACAGAGATGTCCCTGTACAACCAGCTCCCTGAGCGTGGCTATGAGGTCCGTATCTGGCCAGCCCTGTACCCAGAGATCGCTCAGGTCATCAAGTACCAGGGTAAGCTGGCCCCGATGATCACGAAGGCCCTAGAGGCCTCCTCAGATAACGCAGGGATGCCCACAGACCCCCGTCGATTCGATGAGGCAGACCTGATGGAACGTAAGAGTTCCTACGGTAAGGCTGGCTTTGCCCTGCAGTTCCAGCTCGACACGTCTCTGAGTGATGCCGACAGGTACCCTCTGAAGGTCTCAGACCTGATCATCCAGAACCTGGGTCCCACCATGGGTCACCTGAAGCTGGCCTGGGCTGCAGCACCTGAGCTGTGCATCAATGACATCCCCAATGTGGCTCTCACAGGGGACAGGTTCTACCGACCCATGTGGCACTCTGACGATATGTCTGAGTACACCGGGGCTGTCATGTCCATCGACCCCTCTGGTCGTGGTAAGGACGAGACAGGGTATGCTGTGGTCAAGGCTCTGGCTGGTAACCTGTTCCTGACTGAGGCTGGAGGGATCACCGGAGGCTATGAGCTGGAGACACTCGAAGCTCTGGCCTATGCAGCCAAGAGGAACCAGGTCAAGTACATCATCATCGAGGCTAACTTCGGTGACGGTATGTTCACCCAGCTCCTCAAGCCTATCCTGCAGAGGATCTATCCCTGCACTGTGGAGGAGGTCAAACACTCCACCCAGAAGGAGGCCCGTATCATCGACACCCTGGAACCTGTGATGACTGGACACAGACTTATCGTGGACCAGCGGGTGATCCAGAAGGACTTCGACACAGCTAAGGATGTGAAGTACTCCCTGTTCTACCAACTCACTCGCATTACCCGAGATCGTGGAGCCTTGATCCATGATGACAGACTGGATGCCTTGGCTATTGCTGTGAACTACTGGACTGAGAGTATGGCCAGAGACAACAACAAGGCAGCTTCAGACATCAAGAGTGTGGCTATCGACAGGGAACTGAAGAAGTTCATGGGGCATGTCCTAGGGTCCAAGCCTAAGACAACATCTTGGATCTCCAGAGCTTGATCTCTATGGTTGCCCAATTGGAAAGGTCTCTTTCCGGGGGAACATTCTATTCTGGGCACACGGTCCGATAGGGTGCTGGTCTTTGGACCAGGCTGGTTCCTTATGTGTGCTCAGCATGTAGTAAGTCTCTAAACCTGACTAGCTAGTTGCGATACGAGGCTCTCATAAGCTAACTGCCTCTACAGCTCTATAGATTGATCTATGGGGGGTAGGGGGGAAGCTAGAAGCCTATATGGCTAGCATATAGTTATAAGGTACTCAGAGATATCTATAGGTGATCCTATAGAGTCTCTAGGTGTCTTCTCTACAGTAGTATCACCATTGATATAACAATACAGATAGTCTCTAGGTCTATCTTCAAGACATCTTCTGGTGGAACTAGAGGATAACTTCTGGGGAGTCCTGGAGGTGTGTCTTGAGGATGGACTTTAGGGGGTGACTTGAGGGGTAACTTCAGGGGTGTCTCTAGGTCCAGAATAATTTGGTAGAAAAATATGTGACCTATACCGCATATTGTCGAACGGATTTGTCCCCCCTTGGCCCTCATGGTGTCGGGCGAAGTCGCCCACGGTGCCCACGGGTGTCACAAATAGTGTCACACCAAGGCTAAGTTGTTGATTTCCCTAGGGTTTCGCTGGCTCAGGATGCTAGTAAACTACCATGCATGCACCATTGTGCAGGCTTAGGGATCATTCATGCATTATTGTGCATGCTTCCTTGTTTTTGCATCAGTCGTTTTTTGTTAGTGAGCATTAACTAACTTAGGGACAACCTAGGGACGCACCACAAGCTCACCACAAGCTCACCACAAGCCAAGCCTCATGCACTACACTAGGTGCCATGGGGCTTTTTTTCTTAAACCTAGGGTTTGTCCCTAGAAAATAATTGTTTATCGGTGCGTTTTCGTGGGTTGCATCATGTACAATTCAGACCATGCACTGCAATCCGTGGTGCCTAACCTAAGGAAATCACCATGTTTGACCGTAACATTTTCACTGAATTAAAGCCTACATTGACCGAGCGCATCCTTGATGTGCTGTTAGCTGTGTTTATTGGTCTTATCTTGGCTATGGGCCTCTTGCACAGCCTTGATGCGCTTTTCTATTGACCTAACTCTTTCCATCTGACAATCATTTCCAATCACCAACCGAGGATCACTACCATGACCAACACATACCACGCCAAGCCCTACGATATGTCCAAAATGGGCTTCTACTTCACCGACATGGAAAGCTACCAAGCAGGGGTCGAGGCCTCAGGGGCTGAGGAATTCGAGCTTGAATTCATCGATGGTGATGCCGCTGAACTGTTCAAGGCCTGTGAGATCAACCAAGCGAACCTCGAAGAATGGTTCGATGATGTCGAGATGCTGGACGATCACGAGAAGGTCGCCCTGTTCTATCTGATGGATAACGGTATCTGCTCAGATCTGAGCGATGCAATCAGCAAGATTGATGATGTCTCGATCTCACAGTGCAGCCTTCGAGATGCCGCCGAAGAATTGTTCGATGAATGTTACCTGCACGATGTCCCTGAGACTGTCAGGGCATACATCGATTATGACGCATTCGCTCGTGATTGTGAGATGGGCGGGGACATGGACGAATTCACGTTCAATGGCACCACGTACACATGCACCAACGCGAACTGTATCTAAACCCTTACCAATCGGCAATCATTCAAGGAAGCACACCATGTATCACGATCAGATCACCAAGCATTACGCCATCGCTGCCCTTTGGTCGTCCACGGATGACCAGGATGAACCCTTAGATTCATCCTTCGATCTAGCGGACATCTCCGCCGAAACATGGGGCCGGATGTCTGAGGATGTCCTGCAGTTCATCAAGGCCAATGCTGAGCTGCTGGAACAATCGGGCCAATCAGACGAACAAATAGGGCATGATTTCTGGCTGACCAGGAACGGCCACGGGGCAGGCTTTTGGGATCGGGGCCTAGGTGACATCGGCGACAAGCTCACAGAGGCCTGCAAAGCCTTTGGCGAGGTCTGGATCTATGTCGGCGATGATGGGAAGCTCTACGCCTGACAGATCGCCAATGGTTGCCCTCTAGGACAATCTAGAGGGTATCCGTGGGTAATCTTGCCCTTTCTCAGAAAGCCTATATGAAACCAACCTATTTCGGCGCATCCGTGCGCATCCTCTACGATGGCCAAGGCCCTGACCATGACCTGACCGTGCAACGCTTTAGCGATGTCTCCGGGGGATGGCATGACGTGCGCACATTCGATCACACCTATGACTTCGCATGGTCTGAGGCCCGATTGTATGCCTCAGCCCTAGCCGCTAACATGCGCCGTGAGGTGAATGCATGAGTACCCTAGCGGATCAACTAGCGGCCTTCGCTCAGGCCCACGGGGGAAAGCTCAGGCACGGCCCACAGCCCCGCAAACCGATATCACTAGACCCGCCTAGCATTGGGCGCACTCAGCCCGTCCAAAGCCGCCCAAAGGCTGACCCGTGGCTTGACTACACAGACGATTATTCAGTCTGGAAACAGGGTCAATGACCCCACAACCTGAAAGGTCTCTAGCATAGGGCCTTTTGGATTGTGCTAAACTCACACTCAGCCCAGGTCATCGCACCTGTGCCCCGCTGATCTTTAACAATCCCCAAGAGTACAAGCATAGGGCGTCCCTGCCATTTCGGTGGGGTCTCTGTGTTTGTACCATTGGAGATTCAACATGACCGATCATGACAAGTTGACAGCCCAAGAGGTTGTCCGTGGGTCTTGGCCCACCTGGCCCTTCACTCGCTTAGGGCGCAAGGAGATGGCTGATCTCATCAAGAAGCTGGAGCAGGACAAGCGAGAGCAACTTGAGGAGGCACTGCTGTGACCACAGAACACCTCATCGTAGGAGCCACAGGAATCGGATACCTGATCGTGGGTGTCTTGCAGTGGTCCAAAGGCGAACTTTCAAACGGTATGATCTGGACAGGCTATGCCTTCGCCCAGGTTGGTTTATGGATGAACTTAAAATGAACTACGAAATTGTCAGACGAGAGGCACAGAGGTTAGCAATGTGCCGAGGATGTGACGAGGGCATCAAGAAGGGTGAAGAATTGGTCTACACCTACTCTTGGCGCAACCGTGGTCAGAGCATCTACTTCTGCATCTCATGTGCGAAGAAGATAGGCGACTTGGTCAAGGAGCAGAATGTATGATCTCAGAAATCGACATTGCAGACATGACCGAGCTGTACAAGCTCGAATACGGGGACCACTTCGAGTTTGCTGAGGGTGGTCTTATGACACCTCCAGCAGCACCTGAGGTTGACCCTTCAGACACCTGGAAGTTTCTCAAGGTAGACGGGATGTACGCTCAGATCACCAATGGTGGCCCTACAGCCTATGTCGCTGCATGGACCAAGGTTGTGAAGGTGAACGTATGAAACCTAAGTTTCTTCAACTGCTTGAGACCTGCATCATTGATGGTGTATCTCTTGGCCACACTAGGGCGTACAAGCACAATGACTTACCAAGCAAGTCAGAGATCAATGAGGCCATCGTCAACGCTGTGCTTCTGGAGATTCACGAGTGGTTTGATTTTGACGAAGCTCACCACGGCATCAAGGAGAACACATGAGGACAGCCCTGTTCATTGAGGACACACCTGCAGGCCTCAAAACGAAGTTCGTGTGGCAGGCCAATGGCCACATGGACCACGCTGCAGAATCCATCGCTATGAACGTGATGGCGAACCTCACCCTGTTCATCAAGGACATGGAGGACAAGAAGCTGCTCAGGTTGGTGAAGGAGGGTCCGGGGGATAACCCTCCACCTGTCACGGCAACCTGAGCTGGAGCTTCACGAAGGCATCACGGATGGCTGCTGATTCGGATCTGAATGGTCCGTCCTCATCAGTCTCCGTGACCCTCCCTCTTCTCGACCTTATCCAGTACCAGCCGCCATACCTCAGAGGTTCTCCCTCAAGCCTGGTCCCATTCCAGACCTTTGTGGTATTTCGACTGGCGAAATAGACCGTTACGCCTGCCTTTTTGACGGTCTCGATAAAGCTATCGGCTAACCTCACACTTTCCTCCCTGACATCATTGTCGTTTGGTAATTGTGGCGTCGAGTCAACGATTGTCAATTAGGCATGTTGGTAGTTCCCACACTTTCCAAGTGGAAACAGTCATTGACAGAGAGTCGCACCTGAATCATGATCCTGCGGCCTAAACCCCTAAGGAATGTGAGATGGTTGTGCCTTTGAGAGACGCAATTCAACTAATTCAAGGGATCTCCCAGATAGAAGCGGAGATGCCCTTGCAGCAATTACATGTACTCCTGCTCATAGCTCAAGCTGAGGAGGGGACATCACTTACAGACCTCGCCAAGAAAGCAGGCATAGGTCTAGCAACTGCGTCTCGTTATGTTTCCGCACTAGGCAAGCAGAACAGGCACAGGCAGGAGGGATTACTACTGGTAGAATCCTTCGAAGACCCTATGGAGAGACGAAAAAAGATAATTCGACTCACCGAAAAGGGAAGAATGGCCCTCAACAAACTGATCGGAGATATCAATGCCTATCTACCAAAGAGGTGATGCCTACCTGGTGTCAGTTGGAAGCAAGGGAAACCGCTTTCGACAGTCCTACAAGACCAAGCCTGAAGCAGAACTTGCTGAACTTGAGGCAATGACTCGCTGGAAAGCCTCAGGAAGCCCTCTAAAACCCTCTACAAGCCCTCCAAAAGAGGAAGTTAAGGGCTACACACTCAAAGATGCCCACGACCTCACCTGGAGGCTCTATTGGAAAGGGGACAAGGGCAAGCAGTGTCACGAGGTCACCATCAACTGTGTCTTTCGGACCATCCCGAGCCAGACACTGCTGACCGATATCACTCCCGCAGTGGTCCTAGAGGCCATCGAAGAATGGGAGGATGAGGGCAACTCAGGCTCTACGGTCAACCGCAAGGTGTCCCACATCTCCAAGATGCTGAGCACCGCAGCGGAGCAGGGGTGGATCAAGGCTGTCCCCAAGCTGCCCCGTAGGAAGCCCGGCAAGCACCGCATCAGGTGGATGTCTGAGCACGAGGAGCTGAAGGTCCTGAACGCCTGCACCCAGTTGGGTCTGGACGATCTCAGGGACTTCATCGTGGTGGCCATCGACACTGGCTTCCGCAGGTCGGAGCTGCTGGGCCTCGTGTCCAACGACTTCGTCAACGGGATGGTCCAGCTCCACGCTGGGTCCACCAAGAGTGACAAGGCGAGGGCTGTCCCGGCTACCCGTAGGGTCGCTGAGATCCTCACCCGCAGGTCGGACAACCGGAAGCTCTTTGACTTCCAGTTCCACACCCTGAGGGCACGTTGGCTGGCGCTGAAGTCCCACCTCGGCATGGACGATGATCCCCAGTTCGTCATCCACATGCTCAGGCACACCTGTGCATCCAGGATGGTCCAGAGGGGTGTCAACCTGGCCGTGGTTCAGCAGTGGATGGGTCACTCCAACATCGCCACCACGCTGCGGTATGCCCACCTCGCACCCGACAGTCTAGCGATTGGCCGTGAAGCCTTGGAGCAAGTATCCACTGTACCCACTCTGAAGGTCGTCAACGGCTGAAAGTACGGTGTCACAGGCCATTGCGCTGTGTCCAAAATATCCGCTCTTAGGTCACTTGAGTCAACGTAAGGTGTTGATTTCTAATCATTAGCTCAGCTTGAGGTGCTAGTCCCCGAAAGGGGGTGGAGGTTCGAGTCCTCTCGACCGCACCACAGATTGTGGTGTGAAATCAACGGCTTAGTCACAAGCTCCCTAATGGTTGCACACTTGGGCACAGCCCCACTTCATTAACTTTGTGACAACTCCTGTGACACCACGGGTGAGTCACGCCTTTTATTTGGAACATATCATGAACGAGTCACTAGATAAATTACATAGCTTTCAGAAGCAACCAGAGGCCCTTCGACTGGCTGATTCCCTTGATCGAGAGTGGGCAGATTATGCCCTTACCTATGACACAGCCTTGGAGGCCTCTGCCGAACTGCGCCGACTTCATGAGGTCAACCAGGAGCTGCTGGAGTTCGTAGCAGAATACATCCTGGCGTGGGACGAAGGAATGGCTGGCGACAGCGGTTTGCTACGCACGGCTGTGGCCACCATTGAGAAAGCGTCTGGGGGTGCCGTATGAGCAAGCACACACCGGGGCCGTGGGCGATTTCAAGCGGCGATTTCATCCTGCAAAACCATGCGGCAGTTGACGCACCAAAACACGGGGCGCTTGCTCTTGTGGTGTGGAAGATGGAAGACGACGAGCTCAGCCCGGAATGCGAAGCCAACGCCCGCCTGATCGCCGCAGCCCCTGATCTGCTGGAGGCGCTTGAAACCTGTGAGGCATTTTTGTTGTCAGCGGGATTTGCGTCCTCTGGTGCGTACGCCGAAGCAAGCGCCGCCATCGCCAAGGCGACTGGGGGTGCCGTATGAGTCGCGACGACATCATCCGAATGGCGCAAGAGATTGCTGCGGAATACAGCAAGGCTGAGCGTTTCCAGACTTGGACACACGACTTCATGATGCAACGTCTGATGGAATTGGTGGCCGTCAGCGCCGCAGCACAGCGCAAGCCGCTGACGGATGAGCAGATTCTTGCGCTATGGGAAGACACCTACGTGCAACGCGGGCGAACTGGTATTGAGTTTGCCCGAGCCATCGAAGCAGCCCACGGCATCAAAGAATAGCTCTCAGAGCCAGATTCTTGGCTAAGTATTCGTTGTCACACCTCAGACCCCTCAAATCGCCTGAAAACCGAGTTGTCACAGGCCTCTAGCTGTGACACTTCGAGTCAATTTCAGACTCCCTGTGACACCCTAAGTGATTGATATTGCTCACTGTAAGATGATTGAGGTGCTAGTGGAGAAATCCGTGGAGGTTCGAGTCCTCTCGACCGCACCAACAGTTTCCTAAGAGATCCTGAAGAGAACCCCTTGTAAACCAAGGGGTTCTTTTTGTTTTGACGGAAGAGTTGCCGTCTGGAATCAATTGCTCATAGACAACCCTTGCACTAAGGAAATCTTGTGACAACTTCTGTGTCACAACCTGTGTCAACCCCTTGCCAATAGACAACCCTTTCGAACAGAGAGGGAACGGCTATGGTTGCACAATTGGATAGAC